CACCAAAATCCATATGAAACGGGTTACCTACATATAAGATAGTTCCTCTTCCGAACTTCTTTTCATGTCTTGTATGAAAATGACCAGATATTACTAATGGGCTTTTTTCGAGGAGCTCTTTAACCTTGATACCTTCTTCACATACTTTATAAGAATTCATTTTGAAAGTTTCTATCTCAAAATGACCAAAGATTACATCACTCTCTGGTATTTCTTTAATACTTGTGTTCCAGGGACAAAAGGTAATAGTGCGGTCGAAGGCTTCAATCGTGTCAAAACTGTCTAATATGGTTACGTTTTTACGCTTTTTGAATATTGATAGTGAATTAACATCTGTTCTATGTTTATAATAGATATCATGGTTGCCCGTGAGGGCAATAATATTAAAATCACATAAGATATCAAACACATCTGCAGATATCTGCAGCGTATTAACTGATATCTCACTTCTATTGTGATGCCAGTCACCGCAAAAGATTATATCTTTGATATTTTTTCGTTTACACTCTTCTTTAAACCAGTGAGCCCACTCAATCGCATAATTATGCCAACTTGAACTGTTTGTGTGGACGCCTAAATGAAGATCTGAAAAAATAGCAACTCTGGGCTTATTAATCTTCAAAAGAATTTTCTTCGTCAGGTGGTTTTACGTATACATGGCCGTGCGTATTGTCGGGATTGGACATATAATCTTCATATACTTGTTCTCTATACTTTGTAATAGCTTCATGATGCTTCTTTTCTTTTTTAATACGATTAATAAACGCATGATATGCTATGGTTGTAAAGTAAGAAAAGGGGTTTGTCGCTTTCGAGAAGTCAAATTTTTTATGTTTTAAAGCAGAATACATTTTTATAAGAGCATCACCTATCATATCGTCTTTGTATGTATAATTGATAAAAGATGCGTTATAGCTTAGACCATAGGCAATTTTTTTAATGTTTTCAGCTAAGTCGTCTGTAAGAATATCAGAATCATAATACTTTCTTAGTGATGCTTTAAAGACTTTAGGTTCTATATAATATATTTTTTTCTCTTTTGGTTTTTTCTCTTTTCCGGCCATTACCTTATTATTATATAATGTTATTATTGTTTTTCAACAATGTTAGTTTCAGTATACTTTATCTTCTCAGTATCATAAATTTCTTTTCTCTTTTCACAATGACGTATACCATATCTTAACCTATCACACACATCAAATATAATTAATTTAGATTTTAGGTTATGTTTCCTTAATCCACGGCCAATTGACTGGACGGTACGTATAAAGGACTTACCTCCAGACGCAAAAATAATATTATGTAAGTTTTTAATGTTAATCCCGGTGGAAAAGATGGCACTTATAGCGATACACACAACATTTGTGTCGGTTTCCATTATTTTCTTGATCTTCTCCCGTTCTTCAACCTCTACCTCACCTCTAATGAAGTAAATCTGCTTAGTTGTTAGGGTATCTAGGTACACTTTTAGTAATTCCCCGTGTTTAATATGATTAACCAAAATTAGCGTATTGTTATCTAGCTTCCCGCATAGTTTTGCCAAAAACTTGTTTCTAAAATCACTTTCATATATAAAATCTAACTCTTCTCGATAAGCATCATCGGAATTATACCGTGGACCTCTAATATACTGTAAATTTAACACCTTTACATGTACATTAGCTAGATAATCCTCCATTCTAAGCTCATAACTCGACTTTTCATATATAACTGGGCCGAATTTACCAATAATAGACCACTTATCCAAGTTATTTTCAGGTAATGTACCGGTAAACCCATATTTGTTTGGTGTTCTTATTCTAGATACAATCTTACTAATCTTATTAGATGCTTTTATCTTATGACACTCATCAACAATAAACAGGTCAATGTGTTTTAACCAATCATTCTCTTCAAACCGGCTTTGAACGATACCAATATTACAAATTATGACGTTGGCAGTAAGATCTGGCTTGGTTTTGCCCGTCCATTTAGTCAATTTAAAGCTAATTCCACAATTTAAGAACTCATCATATGTTTGGGTCACTAGGCCTAGGTCAGGTACTAACACAACACACTTAAAAGTGTCTTTATCTGGACTGTTTCGAAAATAATTTTCAATAAGTGCTGCAGTCGTGAACGTTTTTCCGGCGCCTGTACCTAAAACACACGTACCTCTCCCTAGTTTAAGTGCCTTTTTAATTACATCCTCTTGATATTCCCTTAAATCAAGCGTAAACTCTTTAAACAAGTCAATATCACTACCTACTTTTAATACTTTTTGTAGTTTATCGGTTATTTCTATATCAACTGTTACTTGTTCTCTTATAAGATACTGTCTTATCTCCCAATATAGACCGACTTCACACGCACCGGTGCCTGTAATTGCATATTTTCTTCTTGCTGCGAAGCGGCCTCTATACCTGGCAAAGCGTGCTCCTTCGTTTTCTACACTAAAGTGTTCTCTTATTTGATCAAATAGGTCTTGATCATCAGTTCTAAGCTGAATCTTGCGATTACTTGTGTTATAACCAAAGGTCAACATTAGAGCTGCTCCATTTTATTGATATCAATAATGTTTTTTATCTCCCAGTGCATATTACCGAGTATTTTTTCAACCTTTTCAAGATATTCGATGATAGCGTCTTGTTCAGCAATGCCTTTGTTAAGAGAGTCTATTGATTCATGTCTTTCAGCTGCAGATTCAGCTGCTGACTGACTTATTCTTACCGGTGAATCGGTAATTACCTTCTTTACAAGCTCTTTTTTAATTTTTTTCTTGTCTCCAATAAGAGAATTGCGTTTAATTTTAGCTTCCATGAGTCTTGCAACCCAAAAATGCTTACGAGCCGGGAGTCTCATTTGTGCTTCTTTAAGATTAAAGTCATCGAGTACAAGATCTTGCCCAATCTCGTTAATATATTTCCTTAGCAATTCCATCTATATATTATAAATATAATTATAATGGAATCAACCGGTAGATTTGAGAAGAAGTTCTTTAAATTGCTAGAAAATATGACTGCTGGTGGTGCTGATAGTGCTTTCGGCGATGGTCCTTCTGTCTCTGGTATATACCATCCTCCTCATACTATTAGTTCTAACGATAAGGCATATGCTCCGGACGACGGTCGCTTGGTAACACCTATGGGTAAGGTGCAGACACGCAAAGGGACTGCCGGGAAGCTGTCAAAGAGAAAATCTGCTAAGAAAAAAAGGCCTAAGCGTAAAAATTTATATTTAACCGGAGAAGAGAATGAGGAAGAGAAAAAGGGTCTAGACACTAGCTGGGAAGATGGTGATTTAAAGGTTACTATTAAGGAGGTGCTTAAGTATCTAGATGATAATGATGTGCCTGTGAAGAAAGTTAACACCGATAAGTTAAAATCTATTCTTATAGCCGGCCCTAGAGATGCTAAAAGAGTGCAAGCTGCAGATTTAAAGTACCCGGCAGTGGTGGTTGTAGATATGAAAGGTAATTATAAGAGTATTTTGGATGGTAATCATAGAGTAGATAAAGCTATCAGAAGTGATATACCAACTGTAAAGGTTCGCGAGCTTGATCTACGGCATGCCCCAGAGAAATATAAGGCGCTGTTTAATTACAGTATAGAGAAAGAGTACGATTGAGTGATTTGGGACATTGGGAGGGGATCCTTCAAGAAGGTACGGATTTACCTTACGGTTTCATTTATAAGATAACAAATCTTACTAATGACAAGAAGTATATTGGTAAAAAGCAGTGTAAATCCATTAGAAAGCGACCTCCTCTAAAGGGAAAAAAGAATAAACGCAGGCATGAAGTAGAAACTGACTGGAAAAGCTACACTTCGTCGTCAAATCAGCTTAATAAGGATCTAGAAGTACTTGGTAAGGATAGTTTTAAGTTTGAAATCCTAAGATGGTGCGATTCTAAGTGGGAGTTGAGTTATTATGAGGCTAGATTACAATTTAAAGAAGAAGTATTGTTAAAAGATGACTACTATAATGGAATCATCAACCTTAGAATCGGTAAACGACGAAAGTAGTCACATTTATATACCGAAGATTCATAAAACTATAATAAATCTTAATTACTTCTTAGCTAAGTCCTTTAATGAGTACAATTACCATCTTGTAGAAAACGATTTAAAACTAAATCGTCATGATAAAAACAAACTCGGTATTCATTTTA